GGATACTCTGGGTCACAGGTTACATCTATTCCAAGCTTTCTAAAAGTCTGTTCATCATTTGCACTTAAAATTGTAGTTGAATGTGCTTGACATCCTTTAAGCATCACTAACTTTTCCATGAAAATATGTTAATTTTAAAATATAATCATACTTTCAATATTGTTATATTCAGAATAACATATTTTTTACTCTAAATACAACATTTATTTACCTATTATGTATCATTAAAAATAAATCTATATAAAAATACCTACATATATTTATATATACAAAAAAGAGGTACAAAATTAATTATATTAATATCAATCTCCTCCAAAATGGAGTAGTACAAAAATACTCTTACCGATAAATCCTCATGGCATGAGTGTAAAAAATTTTTCTATAATATTTTCAATTAGTTGCACTATATAAAAAATCACTTAAATCGGTCTTAGATTTTTTTGATTTATAATAAGTATATAAGCTAAAAATCACCACATAAAGTGGCATTTATTAAGAAATTACCACTAAATGTAGTACAAGCAGTACTAATATATAAAAAATTAGTACAAAGCGTACTATATACATACTAATACATGTACTAAAAGTGCCATTTTCCCCATATTATATCAGAAAATCATTTAATTTTTTTCATTCTACTCCCCTATATTGATTTCATTTAATATGATTTTGCTGGTAAAAGTATTTGTAGGATACTTATAAAACAAGATTTATAGGCTATTTTAATTTAACTATATAAAAATAAGAAAAAAAATGAAAACAGGAATGGCATTATTTCTTAATAACGGTAAAATGCAGATAAAAGGTTTTATAGAGTAAATCCCAATAATTACAGTACATGTTTATGTAGGGTTATTGTTTTATTTAAATCACATTATTCTTATTTTGTAAATTTAAACAAGCCTATATCTCTATTAGATACAGGCTTATATGCTATAATAAAATTCCATAGACTAATTATTATAATGTTAAACTTACATTAAAGTAATTATAATTTGTTACATATATATTGTAACGCTTTTTAAAAAATAAGCTGAGAAGCTTTATTGTAATACCTTAAAGTAATATAAAGTAATATTGCCATTATTATATTGATAAATGTACTGCTCAGACCTAATAACATTGTTATTTGAATCATATGCAGTTAAAAAAGTATAATAGCATCCATTATATTTAGGTATTGGAACATATACTTTTGTGTCTGTAAGATTGTAAGTATATGCATGGCTTTGTGTTGGGCTTATCAAGTCATCATATTCACAAGAATATCTTACAGCGCCAGGTATTGCGTTAAAAGTAATGTGCGCATTCTGAACAGTTCCATCTGATCGAAAATCTTCTGAAAGCATAGCACCAAACATTGGCTGATCTGAAGACATCGTATAGCTGGTTTGTACATTTTTTGTGTTACTTGCAGCTTGTACATTTGTTGTAAGTAAACCTGACATTAATACTAGTCCACATAAGGCTGCGGATAGGCCTTTAACCTTCTTATTCATCTTAATCAAGTCCTTTCAATATGCGTATTTCATTTACATATATAATATAGCTTGTTTTGAAAATAATGTAAAATTACATATAAATCCATATAATCCGAAATAACACATTAATTTCCATTTATATGGATTTATTTCAATAATGCTTTGAATATGAATTAAGTGTATCATGTAAGCTATTATATGTAAGTGTATATTTGCAATTTAGAAAACAAAATGCTTTAAACTAAAATTATTTCTTTCTAAATTAATAATTAGTTATAATTAATTTTCTTCTTTCTGTTGTATATTTTAAGTCATTTTTTCTTTTACAGCTTGTCTCGCCGTTGACTGTCCAAAATAAAAAGCTATTACAAGAGAAAATACTGTCAAATACTGTTCAGCTGTTACTTTCCCTATAATAGCTAAGTAGCAAAATACTATAGTAAGTACTAGTGCTATAATCTTTTTAATTTGTAAAAACTCTTTCATTAATAATTACCTTCTTTCCTCTATAAAATCTGCAACTAATTTCATAGTTTTAAATCTATCATCGCCACGCAATAATTTTTTACAGTATGAAGTAAACTGACCTCCACCTACACATATTGGATAGTAAGGTTCATAATCCATTCTTACTGTAGAATTATCTATTGCTTTGCACCCTAGATATTCTGATAAATATAATGCTGCCCTTTTATCTATTTCGTTATTGTAACAAACTATATAAGGCTTTTTAGGATCTTGCTTAGTTTCTGTAACTGTTTGTCCAGTAAGTCCTTTTACAATTGCATTTGCTAAATCTTCAGTATTGTATCTGTCCATATCTTCCTGTGAGTCTATAAATGCCACCTCTATTAGAATACCTATCATAGAAGTATTTCTAACTACATATAAATTGCTACCATCTTTTATACCTCTATTTGTATATCCTAAAGCAACAATATTATTTAAAATATTTCTTGCCTGTGGAACTTCTTTTCCTCCATAGGTAAATACCTCAACTCCATGACCTCCTCCACAATTGAAATGAATTTCAAAGAAGAAGTCAGCATTACTATTATTAGCTACATTTACTCTATAGGATAAACTTTCTCCAACTGTTGAAGCCTCATTAATACAGCAATCAATAACTTCATGACCTAATGATCTTAGTTTTTCATCTACTTTATAACCTACTTCTCTAACTAATATACTTTCTTCTTTTATTCCACTAGCCCCATAATCTGCACCTCTTAAAGTATGTCCTTTACTACTTGCAAATCTCATAAAACCATCTCCCTATTTAATTTTATCTTTTATATCCTGAACATCTTTTTCTATCTTTTCAATTTTCCCATTATTCTGAGTTAAATTTCCTATAATTTCTTGATTCTTTTCTATGGTTATATTTAATCTATTTTCTCTATCCTGTGTTGTTTTCAGCACATAGATAAGCAAAAAAGTAAACAATACATATCCAAAACCTTGACTAATTGCTATTTTCATAACTTCTGTTTCCATCCTCTCACCATCCTTTCTTTAAAATAACCAAAATAAAAAGAGCCTAACTTCAAGTATTAGACTCTTAATATTTTAGTATTTAATGTTATTTACTATATTCATCTACTTCAAAAGATGATATTTTATCAAATACTATGTATTCAGTTTTCTTTACAAATGGTTGCAGATTATCTGTTTTGTCAAATGCGTAATAAGGACTTCCATTACTACCATTAGATCTACTATTATACCAGCTTATAAAATCATTTACTTTAGTCATGCTTACTGTGTATGATTTTACATTTCCATTTGTCATAGTTATAGTAAGTATTGCATTACCTGCCTCAGTTAGTTTATTAGCTGTTGCAGAAGCTTCATTTGACGGAGTACCTTCTTGTCCATTAATTATAGGTGTAACTATATAATAATAAGTTGTTCCTGCTTGTACAGTTGTATCATTATAAGTATTCTCTGTAACGTTTGAAGCTATTGTTGTATATCCACTCCCTTGAGTAGCTGACCTTTTAACATTATATCCTGTAGCCCCGTCTAGCTTATTCCAATTTAACGTTATACTTTGATTTGTAGTATTTGATATTGCTGATAAATTTAAACTTTCATACTCTACTACATCATTATATATTTCTATATCACCCAAAATCCCAACATAACGTCTACTTGTTGTTGTACTATGGTAAGGAAGCCTTCCAATAGTAAGATTATTAGTATAATTAACAGTGTCAGCAGAAGGTGATGTTGTAGTTGATTTTGGAGTAATCATGTCATCTACATAGATTTTAACCGCATTTGTATTAGTAGTTCCATCCCATGTAAATAGTACTTCATGCCATTGCCCATCTCTGTAATCATAACTACCCGATGTTAAACCAAATAATAAACCAGTCTGTTTCCAATAGTAAGTGTTTATCTTTCCAGTCTTTGTTAAAGAAATACCCATGCCTATATCACTTGTATATAAATTATTAGTAGTATTAAAAATATAAACGTCTTCCGTATTAATAAAACTAGTCTTAAATTTAAATCTAATACTTTTTTTCCCTAAAGGGATAACTTTATCTGTGAATGATATATAACTATCTGTAGTACTACCAGTAAAATTTGCACCTTTACCAAAAGGAGTATCTACTAGTGTTACATTATTATAAGTACCATTATATTTACCTGTACTATCTATACATGTAGTTCCACTTGTTTCATTAAATTTATAATTTGCTACTAAGTTAGTAGAATAATCTTTTTTAGGTACATAATTTGCTGAATCGGCAGCTAAAACATTAGTAAAACAACCTAACATAATAGCAAAAGCCATTACAAATGTAATACCTAAATTTTTATAAAATCTTTTCATATATGTATTCCTCCATGTAAAATAATCTTAAACAATTTATGAACATGTCCACTAATCATTTTAATTACAATCAGTAACATTTTCAACAAAAACTGTAATACAAATTACCTTAAATGTCTACATATGTTGAAATATGAGTAAATTTTTTATTTTAAAGTATAATTTCCTAAACCTAATATTTAACGTCCCCCATTTTGGTATTATTTTATTTGTTATTAACATTAAATAAGCACCGGCTTTTACACCAGTGCTTGGTCAAATGTATTGTATCATAGGAATAGGGAATTTATCCTACAGACTTACAACGGTTTAGGACAATCATTATTATAACTTCTAATTATTACATAATTATAACCAAATTGTTACATTTCTGTGTATTTTAAAGTAATAAGCACTCAGATTTCTCCAAGTGCTTTCTGTTGCCACACAGGTGTAATCCCTGCTGCATAGCTAAATCTAATACTTTACCCTCCAAGTTGCACCTACATTTTTGCATAATAAAAGAGCTTGGACAAATCCAAACTCTTGTGACGTATAATTTTTCTATTATGAAGCAACTACACCACTATTTTTGATAATATAATCCTCCACTGCTTTTCTATAGTCTGCATTAGTTACATCATCTAAAATAAATTCTCTATTCTTCAAAGGGTTTAAGCCTTTATTTATTATTCTTTCAGCTATTATTCTAACTATTATTTCATTTACCATTATAAAATCCCTCCAACTTCTTTATTTGTTTGTAAAAGTAATTGATTTTCCAATTGTGCTATTTGCTCTTGAGGTGTAACTATATCTGGAATAAATTCATCAAATACAACCTCTTTTGTCTCTGAATTTATATGAAATAATTTTGCTTTTGCAAATTCGTTTGATTTATAACCAACTTCAAATTCTACAAAGTCAATCTCTGTAATTACAGACGGTTCTACGTTGGTATCCATTTCGGGTACATGATATATTACTTGTCCTGTATTTTTATCGAATATTACTCTTCTTTTTGTTATCAAATCTATCTCTCCTCCCTAATTTCCTGCAGCAAACCATTTTATATTTTGATTATTGCTAGATGTTTGTAATTTTAGAGTTATTGAGTTATAGCTACAATATTTTAGCGAACCTACACCTGTCATTGAGGAGTCTATGGTAGTCATATCCCAGCCTAAGTCTGGGTAATAAATCCCTACTCTACTTCCAACCAAGTATGCTACAAATTTAGGTGTAAAACCAAAACCACTTATGACAATATCTGTGCCAAGGTTTGGAACATTCAAAATTCCACTAGCATATTTCAATCCTGTATTTACATTAGCAACTTTTGCTATTAAATTTGCTAATGTTTCTGTTCCAACAGAACTTTGACCTTTATTAGTTAAATTAGTTGCTAAATTATTTTTTTGAGTTTGAATATCATTAGCTATTTTTGTATAAGTATCGCCTATTATAGTAGGACTGCCGACAACGTTGGCGATACTTTTTTGTCCATTATCGGCATTTTGAAAAAGTACTTTTGCCATTTCCGTAAGAGATTTACCTTTAAGGCTTATATCTAATGTAGCATCATTTATGTTCCCTAATGCTGTATTTATGTTGTTAAATTGTTGTACATTATCAGCCTTATGCGACTCAAAATCTGTTTTATTAGCCTTTTCTTGAATACTTCCTGTCCCATTTAAAATGCCAATTTTATCTACATTCTCATTGATAAGGTTTAATAAATTTCCTGCGACATCTCCGCTTAAAGTTCCTTGAATAGTGGCAAACCAAGTATTAAATTGATTAGTAAAATCCGTTTCTTTTGCAGACATATCGCTTTCATATTGTCCAGTTTTGCTGTTGAACCAATTTAAATACTGGTTAAAAATAGCTGTTGTATCAGCTTGTATAAGACTATTTACTACACCACATAAATCTGTATTTAATCTCAAATCCGTTATATTAGCTTGTACTATACTTACTGCACCTTTAGTAACATAAATATCTGCTATACCTAACTCATAAGCATCCGCATCCCTTTGTAATATTGGGGCTACAGGAGTACTTGCAAATGAACCTTTCTTAACTTTAGCAGTTATATTTCTCTCTATAGTATCCATTCTTAGTACTACTCTATCTATTCTATTTAATACACCATCTGCTACATCTATATTTAAGATTAAATCATCTGTATTTATATAGACGTATCCATTTATCCATGCTTTCCCTTGTTTTAGAGTAATAGTCATATTATTGTTAGCCATAACCTGTAAATTCGTGCTTGGATCAGGAAATACGCCATTTGTGACTAGAGAGTTAAAATACTCTGCAAAATCACTTGCTTTATACTTCCTGTCCCCATTTACAGAATTAAAAAAAGAACTCTTTTCCAAGTTCCTCACATCCTTTCTATTTTAATTTTTGCTTTATTTTATCTATTAAAGTTGGAATATTGTTACCAAAAGTAACATTAATTTGTCGTCCTGCTTCTTCATATACTTCTTCTATTTCTGTTATTCTTGTATTTAAAGTAATGTTCCATTTTTTACTTACACAAGTTACTATATCCCCTAATTCAAAATCCTGCTTGTATGCTAGATTAGAATTAACATTAACCTTGCTGTCAAAAGTTTGTATTTCTTTAGTTTCTGCAAGAGTTTCATTTCCCTTACCTTTTAATAAATTTAAATAGTCTGTATCACTCATAGCTACACTGTCAACTTCATTAGATAGCCCTTTTTGGTCATTAAATACCTCAAACCTATCTAATCCACTTGCACTACCTACTGTAGCAAGTTTTCTATCTATACCTTCTCCAATACCACCAACTAAAGCTAAGTTTCTATAATTATTAATGCTATCTACATATTCCTGCTCTAGTATATTTTCAAATTCCTTAGAGAATATAGCTCTAGGATTAACAGATTGTTTTACGCTTCTATCAAGTCCCTTATATACATCAAAGATTAATTTCTTATTGGTTATATCAAAGTTAACTCTATGCCCTAAATCAGATATATTAGATAAACTTTCTAATTCATCAGCTAGATTTTTATAACTTACTTGGTAATTAACACTTTGAGTGAAATTATTTAAGTTGCCTAAAATTAAGCTATCTATAATCCTATTGCTATCTACTGGATTAATACAATTATTATTTACAAGTTTTCTCATAGCATTTTCTACAGTATCATTAATTATTTCAGTACCCCATATAATTCTACGATTAAGATATCTAGTTAAAAACTTACCTTTAACAATTAGTATTTCTTTACCTTCTGTATCTTGTTTTAAGTTTCTATATTCTATATATCCAGCTTCAATATCATCTTTTTTATAGATTATATTTTCTCTTGCTAATAGTTGTAAACTTTCAGGAGTTAATGCGCATTGTAATTCGAATTCACCTGTTTTATAGTAGCGTCTTACCCATCTAAGACTAAAAAAGCTATCTAGAATACCTTTAAAATTAAGATTTCTATCAAAAATATATAAATCCATAGCTACACCCCCAAATATTGAGGCATATAATATATGCTTACTTCTAAGTTGTCTATATTTAAGTCTGCATTATATCTAAATAGGTTATCTCCTATATCTAATTGCAGGAAGGTAGAATTAAAATCGATATAATTAAATGCATTAGTAGTAATTCCATTCAAGCAACTCTCTACTCTTTTTTCTCCAAAAGCTGTGTTAATAGTAATAATCTCACCAGCACTCATAGTTTTGTTAATTTTAATGTATTCGCCTGTGTTTACATTTAGGATTGAAGGATCTTCTAATGTAGCTAACGCTTTAAATTCAATTCTTAAAGGACATTTTAAATCAGAATCATTTATTACATTTACTATTAAAGAAGGTTCTCTATGTCCTAATTCGATACATTGTTCTGTAATCTCTAAAGGAAATTCAAAATCTCCCTGCCATAGTGCAATATCAGTTTTAAATTCTTTATCATAAAAAAACGGATTAGGACATAATAAACTTAAAACAAATTTAGGAATATAGTCATTGCTAATAGTTGGAGCTTTTTCGATTCTACATTTAATATATTTCGTTATTTCTCCATCTATAACAGTTAGCTTGCCTTGTAACTTTGGATTTAATATACTCATCATTCTAGGTTTATTATAGTTAGCATTGTCCTTAATTCTTCCTTGTATAACTATATTTCGCATATCTAAGTTACTACTTACATAAGTTACTCCATCCTGTTCCATACCTTTAGTTGTATAGATATTATTTTTCAGTCCATCCAATCCATCAAAATCATCTAAGAAAAAAGAACTCCACACCGAAAATTCAATTCTTTGTCCTTTTTCATTTTCATATATTAACTTAAAATCTCTTCTTGCCATATCACCACCTCATTTCTACCAATTTAACGCTAATTCTCTTAAACTATTTTTAGTTTGTCTAGCTAATTCAGAAGGGCTTGGAGTTTGCGTATAAATATGTTGTGTTACATTAACATCGTTATTCCCTCTGCCAAATTTATTTAACATTCCTTCCGCTACTTTTGTTGCTACATCTTCAGCCGTTCGTTTTACAAGTTCCTCAGAAGCTTCATGATTATAAACACGTGACCCTCTTGGAAGATTATACAATTCATACCCCTTCTCATGCATATATGTTAATCCACCCATATAATGATTACTACCTGTCCAAGTTCCATTTATTTTACCCTCGGAAGGCTCAACTTGTATTTTGGCAAAGAAATTTTTAACGCTTGGTGTCCAACCCTCCCACCAACTTTTTAACTTATCCCAACCAGTAAGTATATTCCCTGTAGATGTATTTACACTCTTTTCTAAATCACTATTCATACTGGTTACTTTGTTAACTACGCCATCTCTAAGCTCTCCAGCTTTCTTTATACTTTCATCTTTTTGCCTTCCAGCTTCTTTAATCAATTTGTCAGCTTGGTCTGCGGTTATAGTATGACTTTCATCTCTCATTCTTATTATTTCAGCAACTGTTTTATCATATTGATCATTTGCAGCTTTAACTGCACCATCTCTCTGTTTATTAGCATTTTTAATTATTTCGCTTGCTTGTTCTGCAGTAATTCTAGTTCCATAATCCTTAAGCCTTTCTAGTATTACTTTACTTTCCACCTCTTGATTAGATAACGTATTTACTGCAGTAACTTTCATTTGCTCCTGAATTGAATTAATTTTCTGTTGTTCATCAAGAGTCAATGCACGTTTTTCATCACTGGCTTTCTTTAAAATATCTTGTATTTGCTTAGTGTAGTTGTCTATTTCGACTTTTTTATCATTATTGTTTTTCTGCAAATTAGCTAATGCCTTTGCTTCTTCTGTTTCAGTTAAAACACTGCTATTTTGAAAAAATGTCTTCATAGTATTTTGCATATCATTGTATTTTGCATCCATACCATTTTTAATTTGTGTACCCATTTCATTGTATTTTGTAACTAGAGACGTAGCTGTATCTGTAGTAATCTTAGTAGAGTTTACGTATAAATCTGTTAATGCTTTCTTAGCATCATCATCTAACTTTATATAAGCTCCAACCGCTTTTTTAGTAGCTTCACTTATTTTAATGACACTATCAGTACTATTTTTTGCACTAGCAGTTACTTTATTACTCATATCATTAAAACTATTACCTACTTTATTATTATCTTGCTGAACTTTATTTGAAAAAAGGTCAATAGATGGGATTGCTTCTTTTTTCAAATGATTATTTAAAGCATATAACCCTAATCCTGCTGCACTAATTCCTAAAACCCAAGGATTTAATGCTAAAGCACCTGCTTTAGCCGCTAACCCCATCGCACTAATACCACCACTTGCTACTGTAGTTGCTGTTCCAACTCCTGCGCTTGCTACACTTGCAGTTCCCATTGCCCCTGCAAGTTTGCTCATACCTCCAGTTATAGTTCCTATGCTTCCTACAACGCTACCACCTACTTTAAGAACTCCACCTAAAGCAACACTAAATCCTACTGCTTTAATAATACTTTCTTGAGTTTCGGGACTTAATTGTGCAAATTTATCTGCTAAATTTCCAACTGTATCAGCTACAGATTTTATAGAAGGTGCTAAACTTTTTTCTAATTTTATACCTGCAGTCTCAAGACTACCCATCATTTGTTCTACACTAGCTTTTGCATTATCTTGCATAGTTGTAGCCATTTGTTTAGCCGCACCATCAGAATTTTTAAATCCTTCTGCTAAAGAATCTAATGATGGTTTGCCCTTCTGCATAAGTACCATCATACCAGACATAGCTTCCTGTCCTAATATTGTACTTATCTTTTCTTGTTTTTGCTCGTCTGTTAAATTTGCCATGGACTTGCTTAATTCATCTACTATTGTAGATAAAGATTTCATTTTACCATTACTATCAAAAGCATTAAAACCAAGTTCTGCCATAGCTGTGGCACTTTCTTTAGAAGGGTTAGCTAATCTACTAATTACACCTCTAAGAGTTGTACCACTTGTAGAACCATCTATATTAGCATCTGCCATAGCACCTACTGCCGCTGCAACACTTTCTATATCCCATCCTACACCACGTGCTAAAGGTGCAATGTATTTAAATGACTCTCCCATACTAGCAACTCCAGCATTTGTATCTGCTGCCGCCTTTGCTAATACATCTGCTACATGTGCAGATTGGCTTGCATCTAATCCAAATCCTCTTATTGCCCCTGCTGCTATTGTACTTGCAGTTGCTAAATTTTCTCCACTAGATGCCGCTAAATCCAGAACGCCAGGTGTTGCACTTAATATTTCATTAGTTTTAAAACCAGCACTAGCCATCATTTCTTGTGCTTCAGCTACTTGTTTTGCACTAAAAGCTGTGCTTGCTCCTAAATCCAATGCTGAATCTTCTAATTTTTTAAACTCATCCCCTGTTGCACCAGAAATAGCTTTAACTCTACTCATTTGTGCTTCAAAATCCATACCTACTTTAGCAGACGCTACCCCAACTGCTACCAAAGGCGCTGTCATTCCAAGTATTTTATCTCCTGCATTACTAGCTTTTTCACCAACATTTTTTAGATTTTCAGAATGTTCCTTTAAACCTTTACTGGCACTTATCCACTTATTATCCTGTTCTTTAAGTTCATTAGTTACTTTATTAAGTTCACCTTGTACTTTATTAAGTTCTGCATTAGCTTTATTTAAATTAGTTGTATAGTTCTGTATCTGTTTAGCATTACTCTCTACAGCTTTTTCTTTTTTCTTATATTCTTCTGTAAGCTTATCTACTGATTCTTTTGCTTTCTTAGCTTCATCTGATTCTTTCCCATACTCTTTTATAGCTTTCTCATATGCAGTATTAGCATTATCTAAAGATTGTTTTAATTTATCTCTTTCTTTTATATTTTCATTAAGTTTAGACGTAGTTTTTTCTATAGAATCTTTATATATATCTACTTTTTTAGCATGTAACTCTACTTGCTTAGATAAAGCTTCTTGTACACTTTTAAGCTTTTCAGAATCCTTACCAAATGCTTGTATACCACTACTAGCTAATTTTAATTCACTTTGTGCATTTTTTAAACTACTATTTACACCTTTTAAACTGTCATTAAACCCTGTACTATCAAGAACCATTTTGGCGGTTATTCTTTTTTCTGTATCTCCTGCCACTTATACTACCTCCCTTCTATAAAAATGATAATTCTTCTATATTTACACGTTTATATTTTTTGTTTTCAAATTCATTATTTTCATCATTATTTTCTTTAACTTTCCAACCGTTAAATTTAACATGTGTTTTCCACATTTTATAAATTTCTTTAAAACTACTATCCCAAAATTCTTGTTCAGAATAATTTAGATGTACTTTAGAAATATAAAAAAGCCAGTCAAAATCAATCTCATAAGGATTTTTTGACTGGTCACTTAGTTTTTTTCAGTTTCAGTTTTTTCCTCGTTATCTTTCTTTTCATTTACTCCTATATAGTCTAAATATAGATCAACTATAAAATTAGACGTACTTTGTAATTGCTCTCCTGTCATTTCTTCAGCTAATTCATCAAGTTCCCATTCTTTCTCTATACAGCTACAACTTAATAATTTTAAAGCATTTGTGTAAAATTGCTTACCATTCATTATCCCTTCTAAAACACTTCCATAATTCTCATATTTCTCATCAACTTTAAACACTGTTTTATTAGTCATTTTAAAAGAATATTCTTTATCTCCAATTTTCATTTTTTTAGATAAATCTAACATCTATATACCCTCTTTCTTATATTTTTTGTTTTAAAATAGAAATAAGGTAGAAATTAATCTACCCTATAATTCTAAGGTGTAACCACTTTTTCGGTTGGCATAATTACACTTGCAAAGAATGTTGTTTCTAAATCTGTTGGTGCAGATGCGCTATCTTCATCAACTTTATACTTCCATAGCTTATTAAAATGTAAAGGTGCGAAACTAGCTTTTAATTTTTTAGCCTGGAAATTAGACTTTCCTTCTTTTCCTTTGTAGTCTTCATCAGAAATTGAAAATTGTCCTTTATAAAGTACCACAAACCTACCTTTACCATTTCCTTTATTTGCTTTAAACAGTATTGCTAAATCTGGTGCTATATCATCAGTGTTATAAATAACTCCACCACCTGTTGCCAACTTATGTCCTAAAAGAAATGCTTCATCTTCGTCTGTTAAATCTGCAATGTTTACTTCTACGTCTATAGATGCTAACGTACTATCTGTAGACCAAATTGTGTTTTCAGCGTAAAATTCATCACTTGTAACTTTTGGTTTTATACCTATTTCCTTTACCCCAGCTAAATATTTGGGAACATCAAAGGTTGATCCTGTTGCATCATCCTTTGTTATTTTTGCTACATATAATTTCTCTAAACCAATTATTGGTACTATAGCTTGTGCCATATTAAATCATCCTTCTTTCTTATTTTTATTTATTTAATTAATTGATGTAAAAATAAAACGCATGGCTTTATGGTAAAATTGTGTATCTTCTTCATAAAGATCAGCACACATACTTCTCTCAAAACCTGCGTTCAACATTTTTTCTTTTATTAAGTTTTCTAAATCTGTATAATCTCCCTTAGAGAATATATCTATTTGTATGTAATAATTAGTTGCTATTTCTTTATTTTCAGCATAATCCTCGCCATTTTCATCAAATATCTCATATTCAATGTAGGGAGTTTTAAGAGGATTTTCACTTGTACTATTAGCATGTAAAAAATATATACGCTTATTTGGTAACAAATTTATAATTTCAGCATCACTTAAAACATCTTTCAAATATTTCTTTATATTCACATATCATCACCACCTACTTCGCCTTATCTAGTAGCTCTTTACCTAATATTTCTATAGCTTCATCTTTGCTTTTTTCAACACTTCTCTCAAAGAAACCAATATGTTTCTTTTGTTGACTTGTTCCAAACTCTTGAAAAATGTCGTAAAAAGCACCCATTTTTACTGTACCAACTGTTGCAAATCCTTCTTTTTTAACTGATTTTTTTATTTTTTTAAGCTTTTCAGTAGCACCAACAGGTGTATTTTTTTCTACCTCATCTCCAATAACATCTATAGCTTTTCTTATTGCTTTCTTTTCATCAGATTCATCTATAGTCATATCCTGTAAAAGTTCTTCTAATTCTTCAAATCCTTCTATTTGTATTCCAGACATATTAAATCTCCTCAAATAAAAAAGACCTTAATGGTCTTTTAATTTACTGGTACTTCAAAGGTTATTGTTTTTTTATATGTTGCACTATTAAAGATTATTTTAACTTTATCACTTTTATTTTTTAATCCATAATAACCCTGGACTGAACAGTTAACTCCAATATCTATTTTTTGTGGTTTTTCTTTTGGAAACATAGATGAACTTTGTGCAACTGCTCCTGTACCATCCATTAACTGCAAATCAGTACCATGTATAAATAATTTTCCTTCATCATTTTTAGCAATATTTTTATAAGTATAATCTACTTCAACTATTTGCTTAGTTGTTTCAGGAAAATCTTTTTTATACTCAAAATCATTGGCTGTTTTAACTCCATTAATTTTTAACGAATACATTTGTTTACCAGAACTATCAGTTATAAATGCTTCCTCACCTTGTTTGTAAATTTTATGTTCTTTATTTTCTGCTGGTTGACTATTTGCAGCTTGTTGTTTATTACCACATCCAAATAGGCTTAAAGCTAAAATACTTACTAATAAAAAGCTTAATATTTTTTTCATAAAAACACCTCCTAACCATATAATAACATTTTTACTACATAATTAGAAGATTTATGTTGTTTCAATAGCTTTAATTTTTAGCCATTTATTAGCATATTTAATATTGTCTACGAAAGTTATGTTAAAGTATCTATATTTATCTTGTTCTTCTACTGCTTCTTCATTTTTTAAGATTTTAATTCTATATTCTTTAGAATTCAATAACTTAAAATCCTTGCTATACCTAACCACAAATTCAACTGTATTTTCTGCTTGTACTGCTTTTGCTGCATAAAATTCTTTACCAAATAGATTATTCATGCTTGCCCAAACAGTTTTATAATCTGTCCACTCCTCTACATCGAATCCATTTTCGTTTTGTGTTGTAGAAAATTTTTGTATAGTTGTCCTATGTCTTAAATCTCCTATATTTACTTTAAAATCTGCCATAATTACACCACCGTTTCATCGATATAGTTACTCAATTTATCTAATATAGAAGTTACTATTCTATCCTGTTTAGTATTAGCAGGTACTTCTGTACTTCTATTTTCATACATATCAGATATAAGTTTCTTTTGTAGTAAGTTAGCTAATTTTACAGCCTTGGTATCTGTTTTATAATATTCTCCGACACATGAATCTATATAGATTTGTGATACTTCTATTAATTCTGTTAGAAAATTATCTTCGTAAGTATCATCAATTTTAAGATAATCTTTTATCTCTTCTAAAGTCATGTTATCACCCTTTCTTTATAAAATTAAAGAGAAGGGAACAACCCTTCTCTATGACTAAAACTCTATTCTCTTTATACTTCTAGTAGAACCCTTACATACTGCAAATCTTTCTAATATTCTAGTTTTAACAGTATCATCTCTAAATCCAGCTTCTGTGCTTCTAGCTATAGTAACAGCTTTTCTATCACAGAACTTAACAGCTTCTTTCATATTAGCTATGTAAAATATCTTAGTTTTTCCTTCTGTAACGATAGGAAGTAAAGTATCATCAACAACTATTAATTCTTTACCATTAAAATAATATCTTCCATTCATTTCAGTAACTAAGTTTAATGGTCTCTTTTGTGCGTCTTTCTCATTTTTAAGATAAGCAAAACCTTCTACATTAGTTATAGTTACTAATCCAGCCTTAACAGAAGGTAAAGATTTATCCATAGCCATTTGAATGCCTTCATAATTTGTCGCACCATCAATCGCAGTTGCATTGTCTTTTATAACTTTTAAAATCTTAGTATTCTCTGCAACTGTAACAATTTCAGCAAAATTTTTCTTAACTAATCCTTCGATTTCTATTTCAGCATCGTCAACAGTTTCAGAAGATAGTGATTGGATTAAACCATGTTTAGCACACTTAAATGATAAATCTGTAGTTACTAAAGTTCCATCTACTATATTATCTCCCTCACCCACTTCTGGTAGTGTGTTTTGGTCAAGGTCAACTACTGGAATTGTACCCTCATTTTTTGTTACTGGAATTATGTCTGTGTATTCTTTTATAGAACCAAAACCTTTTTTAATTTCTTGAAGTTGATTTACAAATTGTTTTGGAATAACTGCACTATTATCTACTGTTGTAATAGTAGCTCTTTCTTCTGGAGTTATTTCTTTTCCCATAATACTTTTTACTGCACTTCTAAATTCATTTACTTTTTCCATTTTTTCATTACCTCTTCTTTCATTATTTTTTTGTGATTCTAATGATTGTCTTTCTTCAGCTTCTTGTTCTTCAGCAAGTTTTAATAATTCTTTAGCTTGTCTTATTTCTTCTTTTAAAGCTTTAGCTCCATCTACATCTCTAGCTTCAATTTTGTTTCCTAATTCCTTAGTTTTAGTTGTTATTTCTTGTTTTAATTCTTCTATTTTCATAAATATTTCCTCACTTTCATTTTTTAAAATTTATTTTTGGATATAAAAAAAGAACTACCTAAAGTAATTCATTTAATATTTTTATAAGTTCTAAATCTGTTTTTAAGTTTTCAAGTTCTTTATCAACTTGCAACTTTTGTCTTTCTTCTGCTAATATATTCTTACATCTAGCATAAACTTCTGTATTTTCATAGGCAGGAATAGGTGTTATAGTTCCTTCTAATAATTCAACTTTTAGAAGTGTTCTTTTAACCTCATCTTTTTCGTTATTGTATTGTATATCATCCTCTAATACATAGAAACCAAAACTACAACCTCTGCACTCACCAGACTTTACAAGTTCATATACATCATTAGCATATGTTAAATTCTTATTAATAGTAGCTTTAAATTTAAGTCCTATATCATCTATAGATAATACCAATGTATTATTTCTTGTAGAAGAAAGTACCTTGCTCATGTCATGATGGTATACTAAAAATATATTGTGTCCATCTGTAAGAGTATCATTAAAGGCATTTCTATCTATTTTTTCAAAGAATCCTTCCCAAAGTTCAGTATAAGTATCAAATTTAGCTATATATCCTTCTAATTCAATAGTATTAGAATTGTCTTTTACTTCTCTTATCTCAAACTTATCTATACTTCTAATTTCCTTCTGTTTGTCCATCCTCATCACCTCCAATCTCATTAGATTTATTATTTTTTAAATAACTAACATTACCAGCTAATAAATCTTTTAACAAAACCTGTCCACTTGGAAGTGTAATAATAGGTTCTCCTCCTAGTTTTTCAATTCCTAGAATTTCTCTAGCTTTATCTAAATCATAAACACCATTTTTTACATAAGTAGAAATTACATTAGCTTGTGTAAGTGAATCTGTTCTAAGTAACACATTTACATTAAATCTTATCTTATAACCCTGTTTTCTTTCCGTACTTGTAAGTAATTTATAGTCCATTTCTTGCTCTATCTGTTCGAAAATTACAAGCAAGCATTCGTTTAAATATTTTAGGTTATCCTGTTCCTCAGATTTTCCATTTTCTTTTACAAATCCTAATTTTGTCAATGGTACTCTAAAAGACATAGTTATTTCTTCTTTAGATAATCTACGCAATTGTTCATATTGGACATCTGCTAAAGATAGATTTAAAGCACTAACACTATATTGTGCTGGGACTGTAAATACTTTTCCATTAGAAGAATATATTCTACTAAATTTATCTTGTATCTTTTTTATTTCTTTCTCCTCTTTTATATCACTCGTTAGCTGAACTACAATTTTATTTGTTAATCCATTACTAAATAATGTATTTAAATAATTTTGACTCTTTAAAGATGTATCTAAGCTTTCACTTAAAATACTTCTGTTTGCTTTACCTTTTATTCCATCTAAAGTAAAATCTCTTAAAATTATTATGTCTTTATCAAAGCAACTCCCTGTTTCACAACCAATACTTTCATAATCCCATAATATTTTATTATTCTTAACACCTTTTATTAATCCAGCATTGTCTATAGTACAGTTTGTTATTTTAACAGGGTATAATTCTTCAATTTTACTACCTTTTCTATTAATATAAAGTCCAGCATATCCATAATGTTTAGCTAAAGCCACAAAAGTTTTATAACAATCTATACTAGACATATACGGGTTAGGTCTTAATCTTAACAAGTCATATAAATAGTGTTCTTTTGCTAATACTTCACCTTTGTCAGTTTCTCTTTTTACTTGTAAAGTACACTTTGCAATATCTTGAGATATATCATTTATACAACTAAAATATGTACCTTCTTTCATTTCCATTTCAAATGGTGTAATATCATAACCATTTTCAAATGTATAAATGTCTTTCCAATCATTTATATTTGTATCTGCCCTTTTTTCAATTTTATCGAATATCACTTATTTTCACCTCACTTTCTCTTACTAAATTTAAACAAAAATATACTATAAGCTATTAAAATTAAGCCCAAAAAGTATAATCCAAAATATAAATTTATACAGAAATTAGTAAAAATAATGATGAAAAGTCCAATAAAAAAGACCATTTCCATCATAAAAAATTCATTAGAAATAGTCTTTTTAATAGATTTTATTAAATTTTCAACTTTACTTTTAAACAATTTATCACTTCCTTTACCAATCCATTTTATCTAACTCATCTAAGGCATTATAACTTGTATCTTCTCCTAACAACTCTGTATAAGCAAAAATTAATACAGCTACCATGTCAATTCTCTGCTTGTTTTTATCCTCTTTAGCCAACATTTCATCATCACTTTTTCCTGGAATTGTAATAGCATTACTCATGCACCAATCAAGTAATTCATTTTTTAAATATTTAACTTGCCCATCATAAACCTTTTTTCTAAATTCTTTTGTAGAAGGACTCAAATTTGTATATGTCTGTTTTAATTTAACTACATCATAATCTTTCTCCAAACGTTCAATCATCTCTTTTGCGTTCATAGGGTCTGTAACAATTGTTTGTATTGTGCAATTATATTTGCTTTCAATATTTCTTATGTATTCCTCAACTAAAGTATAATTAACTGTCATTCCTTTATGTATATCACAATACCCTGCTTTTTTATACTTTCTATAATCTATATTTTCTCTACGTTTATCAAGAGAGTCTTTAGGCAAAAATCCATGACTCATGCAATAGATTATATTATTCTCTTTGTACATAATTGAAACTGCTGTCAAGTCTGTAGTTACAGATAAGTCTATACCTACAATTACATTTTTACCTTTAAAATCAATGTTATCAACTCTACATTTCTTCCAGTATTCTATATCTATATATTTGTTTAGTTCATTAGTTTCTAAGAAAATGTTCATATTTTTAGTAAGAAATTCTTCTTGTTCACTTGTTTTTATCTTTGCTGTTTCCCTATCGTCTCTAATTTCTTTATAATTTTCCTCTACACGTAAAGGATTTGCTTTATACAATCCTTCATCTGTCCAAGCTTCTTCTCTTGTACAATAATATAATAAACAAAATAACCTTGGATTAGTAACAGTTCCATTTAAAACAGCTCTATCATATTCCAATTCCTCTAACATTATAGAATCACTTTCTGCATAAGCCGTTGTAATCTTAATTGATAGAGGGTTTTTAACACTTAATTGTCCTTTTCTCATAGCTTGTATGTTATCATTTGTTGTAAATGCTCCAACTTCATCAGCTATGAAACAAGCTGGTCTGATAGAGTTGTTCTTTTTAGCTTTACTTGTTCTAGGTTTAAAAAAGCTATTAGTCAATTTACATTTAATAATTCCTATTTCAGATTCAGACACAAAAAAGTGTTTAGCTATATTAGGACTTGCACTTAGTAATTGAACCATCGCTTTTCTCACTTCTGCTGCTAAATCTCTATCAATACATATAGAATAAAATTCTGAAAAGTCTTGTTCTGTTAGCATAAGCAATATAAGAACTAAAGCTGTAAGAAAGGTTTTAGCATTTTTACGTGGTATAAATAATACAACATCTCTATACCTAAATTTGTTTAAGTCATTTTTATATCTCCAACCAAAAATTGAGCATAAAAATAAGGCTTGGAATCCTGCCAAACCTTCTAATACATTTTTTCCTACTACAAATCCTGTAGCATAATTAAATAATTTTAGTAGATTGTTTATTATTTTAAGCTTTTTTTCACTAAAGATAAATTCAAACTCGTCGCTATACTGATTAATTCTATAATCATCTAAAAAGATTTTACATTGCTGCTTAACTTCATCTGTAGTAACTTCAACACCATTTTCTACATCTTCACAATATTTTAAAGCCTTATCTAAGAGTATCATTCTTCGTCATCACCTCTTAAGGCAGCTTTAACTGGGTCTTCTTGATCTTGTTTTGTTTGTAAATTTAAATTACCTAGTTTCGCACGACTTTGTGGTGATAATGATAATTCAGAAGTACACCTAAATAAATCTTTTGTATATTTATCTTTACTAGCCATTAAATCTTTATTATATAGATTACTAATATCTTTATTTATTAGGCTTTCAATCTCTTGTAATCTATTAATTGCAATGCTACAAGCTGTTAATATGTAAATATCTAAGTTGCATAAAATTCCTGAAGCCTTTAATTCATGTACTATGTATTTAAATATTTTCTTTTGTGCTTTACTTAAATAAGCAGGAGGTTTAATTTTATCAGCTAAACCCTTTAGCCTTTCCTCTTGCTCTTGTCTTGCTTGTAATTCTTCTTTAGTTAAATGTTTACTCATAGTAGCTGCACTTTTACAAGGTCTAGCACACATAAAATATCACCTACCTTTCTTATTGATAATAATTGTCATATACTAAGACTTTCATTTAGGGAAAAATGTGTGACTGAGAGGCAACCACGGACTTTTTAACCTATCTCAAAACTTTTTACACCATCCCCCCACTTGAAATAAAACATAAATAATTTTATCTGAATTTATCGCATTCAAAATTTTCACATGTAAGTTTAAAAGGATTATGACTAACTGTACATTCCTCAAACTTATATTTAATATAACTAGCAACACCTTCATATCTACATATCTCTTTATGTATACAACAACTACAGTCTCCTAACATTAATGGTCTTATATGTTTATCCATATCATTTACCTCCAAAATTCTTCTTCAAACTTATTCTTTAATTCAATCAATATCTTTTGTATATTAATCTTATCCTTTTCACTCTTGTCCATTATCCTATGCACCTTTTTATGACAGCAATCACAAAGAGGTACTAAGTTACCTTTGTCTAGTCTTAAATCAAATCTATCCTTTAATGTTTCTATATGATGTGTATACTCATTTGCTTTCACTAACCCTTTAAACCAACATACTATGCATAAACCAAAGTAATGTTTCTTAATAGAATCACTTAACCTTAACCATGCACTACTACTATAGAACTTCTGTCTTTCCTTCTCTGCTTTATCTTGTAATCTCCTACGTTTATAATCTAAATAACTCTTTCTTTTCTTATCTTGTTCACACTGACATAGAGTATATTCCAATACTTTCTTTCCACACTCAGTACACTTACGATATATAGGCATTACTCTATACTCTCTGCTAAGTGCCATATATAAGTTATTAATACACTAATTATTGGACATATGATTACTAATTCTATAAACAACCATAATCCCTCACTCATAACTATCACCTATATTAATTGATAAGTATCTTCTATGAATTTAATTTGGTACTCTTTCAACTCATCTTTTCTGGTTAACAAATTTAAACAATCTTGTACTTTGGTATATACATCATTACAATCAGATATTAAGTTATGGTACTTAACCCTTTTATAGTACTCTTCAAAGTCTTTTATCATTTTGTTATCTGTTTTCATAACAATCACCTACTTTTTTACAAATTAAAAGAACACCCTTAATTGGATGCTCTTAAACTATTCTATAATTCGCTATTATTATTTTTATCGATATTTTCTTTAACTATATCTTCTAACATCCTGATATAACTTTCTCGACCCTTTTTATCAAGAAGTCCATTTTCATGTTTATGATGAATTTTTAAAAATTCATGCCATTTTATAAACTCTTTATCTTCTTGTATTTTATTAATGACATTTGGATCAATTGTATCAAAGTTAGTAGAATGATTATTGAAATCAAACTTTACATCTATACCTTGAATCTTAATAACTTTATCTTCCATAAATCTCCCCATCCCCTCATAAATTTCTAGTAATATTGTACCATTTAATGAACTAATATGAAATATATTGTAGTATTTTATACATTCTTCTATAATTTTTCAAGTTTGTTTTTATACTTTATGTACTTGTTCTCAACACATTCAATCATTTCTGGTCTTAAAAATGTCATCTCTCCAACAGATTTTTCTAGATTATTATATATTCTACCTGGTGTCTTTAATATCTTATTTTCATTTCTTTCAATTTTTAATCTTTCACAGTCCAACATAAACCTTTGAAATATTGGAATATCTTCTAAGTCAGCATAACTATAGTTATCTTTTATAATGTTTATAATGTTATCATAACTCTGCTCAATCAAATGGATATAATCATTTCCTATTTCAATGGTCGTTTCAATGTCTCTTGTTAACCTCTTCTGTGTTAAATCATCGTCACTAAAATTTTTATTAAATTCTTCATCATATGCTTTGTGTATTCTTTTATAATGTTCAAGATATGACTTGTTTCTTCCAATCCAAAAATATAATGATGCATATAACTTTTCTAACTTATTTGTAAGAACCTCAACTTCTCTCTTTTTTCTATTAAACGTATATTCCTTTATTAAATTTATCATTGCAGCTCCTACACCACCACTTATTCCAGAAACTATTATGTTACTAATACTTGTTAAATCCATAAAAATCACCCAAGTTATATATTCTATATGATAAGTAAATATCCTTTTCTCTGAAAATAAATTGAGTGATTCTTTACATTTATTCTAGCTAACCGTAATTTTATTATGTAAATAAAAATAAAAGCATCTATCTAACGTAGATGCTTAATTTTGCATTGGTTAATTTCTATCTTTTTTAGGTTCTGGAATTCCATAAGCTAAAAGTTTTCTTAAGTTATCAAAATCTTTTTTACCTAGTTCATCAAGTCTTTTTAAATATTCATCTTCTGTAAATATTCCTTTGTCAATTAACAAACTACTTATTGCCCTTGTTCTTATCCAATTCATTATAACTTGTTCATAAATTGCCGCCATTGTATTCCATTCCTCTGGTAAATCTTTATCTAATTCAATAAGAATTATTTCATAATTATATTCTGTATAATCGTTTTCCCCATTGCCATTATAACTAAAAATTCTATTTTCCTTTTCAGCTTTAAATTCAATATCTTCATCTTCAATTTTTACACGCAATATTTTTTTAGATAAAATATCTTCTAACTCAGTCTTCTTAACTATTCCTGTTATACTAGTATGAAATATAATCTTTCTTAATTTATTTCCAGTTGGCTCACTTATAATCTCTTCAATATTATAATCATATGTATCTAAAAGTACTTCATTAATTGATATTTTCATAATCACTCTTCCCTTCTTCCATATAATACTTACTATATTCTACAAAGAAAAGGAATTTTCCTTCTAATTTTCCATATTTTCTATAACTTTATCGCAAATTTTATCTACTTTATTTAAATGATTTTCTCTCTTCTTCCATTCAAATTTAAACTCTCTGTCTTCAAAAATTATATCCTCTGCTTCTCTAGTTTTAACCCTAGCCAAATCATATGCAATATTTTTAAAAGCTGAATTATATGTCTTTAAAAATTCATTCTCATTAAATTTTTTTAATAATTCAAATACTTTATTGCTTCTTTGAAATATCCAACACCATTGTTCTTTACCATTCATTTCACGCTTTTCTATTCTATCTTCAAATTCATTATGTACATGTAAATAAGCTACTTTTCCTCTATTAAAAATTTTTATCTCATTATCTTTTATATTACTATACATTATTTCTTCCGCCTTTCCTTCAAATTTAAAGGGCAACGTTTTAAACGCCACCCTTGATTTTAATTTCTAATATGTATGTTTTTCTTTGATTTTGTTATAATTTAACTAGCGTAATAAGTTAAACTGTATTGGCGTACAGTTGTTGGCTACTTTTATTAACAGCCTTATTTTTTATACTTGAACACTTGCCCACCTTTTTTCATCTCTAATATTTCTTATATGTGTTAAAGATACATTATACATTTCAGATAATTCCTCATCTTTGTATGTATTATTGTTCTGATATAATTTGATTTCTCTTACTTTTTCTTTATTTAATTTAACTGCATGTCCGTTGTTTTCTCCTGTTTGTGCTGCTTTCATTTTTGTTGTATCTTTTACATACTTACTTGCTCCACCATTTTTTTGCTTATTAATAACATTCCAGCCATCAATCTTATCAATATACTTAATCCAAAAATCTTCTCTTTCTTTTATTTCGTCTTTATTACATTCTTCTAGTATTGTATATTTAATTCTTTTACAATCTAAGTTATAAACATCTTGTAATTCTTTATACCTATATTTATTGTTTTTTAAGAGTGCAGCATGATTGCTCCATCTTTTTGCAATATCCTTGCTTTGACCAACATATATATTACCCGTTTCTACATCCTCGATTCCATATATTCCTATTACTTTCATTTTCATTATTAAAATTCCACCTTTCATTATTTTTTAAATTATAATTTTGTGCATAATAAAAGAAGTTGCATGTTAAAACCTAACACGCAACTTCTTCTAATTCTTGTACTGTTTTTATTTTACTAAATAACTCTCTAAATACATTGTCATTTCTGCTAAAACTATCTACATCGACACTAATTTTATATTTATTGTAAATAGCAATAATCTTATTATCTAGTATCGAAATTTCTACACCTTGCATATTGAGATGTTTAGATCTCTCTATACAGTAATCCTTTATATCTTGTATTCGGTAATCTGGACAAAGTGTACTTAAACAACCATATAAATCTCTAATATAATCCTTATATTCTTCTATTTCATTTTCTATTTTTTTAGTTGTCTTATATCTTTCAGCCAATTCTTCATTAATTTTTTGAACTCTATCGGTATTTCCCCTACTCAGCCACAAGGTCATAGATTTAATTTTTCTATTATTGAAGCTCTTTGTCTTTCTAATATAGTTATTTCTATAGTTAATCTCATTTTCATATAGAAAATTTATAATAGACTTAATAATACTTTCTTCATCGCCCAAAATGGTCGGTTCAATTTCTATTGTAGAGTTCTCAAATATATCATCATCACACCCAACAACAAAGCGAATATTATCCCTATTATCTAAAGATAACTTATACTCTACGCATCCATTTTCAATTTCCCATTGTTCCCTGCTATTTAATTTATTTTCAATTAATTGTAATTTTTTTCTCATTTCTGCTTTCACTCTTTATACTCTCTCGAGTTATATTTTTGTATTAAAGGAACATACCGTTTCAAACGACCTGTTTTAAATAGTTCTTACAAAACCTATATAATTTTAATTTCTCTTTATATTTCCAAATTAAAATGTTATAATAACGTCAATTAATCTCATTATAACATTTACTTATAAGTGGCTATTATAAACCACTTGTGGGAGGATTAAGAACGCTTTTAGGACGGATTAGCGTTCTTTTTTCTTATTCTTTACTATAGAAAAGAACTAAGCATTTTTGCTAATCCTCAACCATTTCTTTTACTATTTTTTCATTCTGTATGAGTCCAGCTCTACAAACATGCCCTATCTTAGTAGTAGAACGAATGATATTATCATAAAAACTTTCATTCTCATCCACTTCATCTTCTTTTAATTCAAATGTCTCAACAAATAAGTCAAAATCAACATATTCCTCTATTACATTTAAAGTATCAATAATTCTTTTATTTAAATAACACATTTCTTTTTTTATATTTTTCAATCTGACTTTACATTTTTCTTTCATAAGCCATAAATTTTCAAATAATTCTTCATGAATTTCTTTATCTATTTCGTCAATTCTATCGTTATAAGTAGATATTAATTTTTTATATAGTTTTTCCTCGTCATATAGTTTCTGAGTCTGTTCTTGTAGAGTTCCTTTTGTATTTACTTCTACAATTGCCTGAAATAGTTTGTTGCTTTTTAGGTTTTCCATTAATATACATCACCTTTCATTTATAATTTATTTTGAGTAATAAAAAAGAGTAGAATAATTAAATCCTACTCAAAATGTGTTATAAAATTTTAAAAACTAAAAATTAAATAAATAAGGTTAAAAATCATAAATCCTTTCGTAATAATACTATTTTAATGTTGTTTGTGTATCTTATTTATTCGCAACGTAAGGGTGTGGAACATTGGGTATTTAGGGATACTAGCAAACTTGTTTGCGTGTGGACCTTATACTCAACTTGCCCTTACATATTAAATTATAAGCTACTTTTTAAAATACAACTTCTACAGGTTTACTATAATCAGGAAATAGGGATTTTTCTCCACAATCCTCTTCTGTATCGTCTGTAAATATTTCTTCTTTTTTGGAATATTCTTCATCAATTTGTTGCTGAGTTTTTAGAGTAGAATTATTTTCTTCTATATGTTTCTTGATACAATTTCTATAGTAATCTTTTTTATGTTCTGAATAATTTATCATGACCCATTTATAATAATCATAGTCAATTGCTAAATCATCTTCTGCATTAAGCAAACCTAAATCTTTTTCAAGTTTATATGCTTGCTCAAATTTCTTATCATTACCATAAGAGTCAAATATTTCTGATAGTATCATTCCTTTATTTTCTTTCTTATTAAATAAGGTAATTCTTCTCTGCATTTCCTCATTAATATTTACTGATTCTTTATAACTATTTTTCTTCTCTATTTGTTCTGAATTTGCTTTACCAATACTCTCTAAATATTCAATTCTATTAATATATCCATTTATTTTTTTATCATTATTTTTATACATCCTAGTGTCTTTAAACACCCTTTCATCTGCGTATTGTTCTTTGTAAAATTTTATACCTTCTTTTAAATTTAATTGCCATACTTCTTCTACTTCTGTATATAAAGTATAGATATTAGGACTTTCTCTAGATATTTTATTTTTATCATTTTGGTAATAATAAAGTCCAGCATTACCAATTCTAATTAAATTTAATTCTACAAGTATATCATTATATTTTTTTATTACTTCATCTGTAATTCCTATATCATCATTTATTTTGCTATATGAAGGATAACATATTTCGGCTCTACCTCCACTCATAATTAAATCATTATCTTTTTGTCTTTTATACATTCTTGCTTTTAGATAACAATAATAATATAGCAGTTTTAGGTTGTCTATATTTTCTTTATTATATGCAATTATCTTATCTTTTTCTGTATCAAATAATTGTATAAATCTAATATCATTACCTTCTTTATCTTTTACAAACATATGTACATTGCATCTAATTAATTCTTTAGATTTAATTTTCTTTAAATCAATATCAGTTTCAATGATTTTTAACTCTTGTAATTTAATAAGAATATCTTTAAATTTATCATTAATTTTATTTTTATGTGTATCTGGCTTATAACCATTAATTGTAATAATATCTTCCAATGAAAATATTGTTATATTTCTTCTATTAGTATTTGTATATAAGTAATCTAAAACTAATAAAACTTTATAATCATAATTGCATTTATTTAATAGATTAAATTCCCCTTCTATGTTATAAAATAAATTATTAGATAATTTACTAAAATAATTCTTCTCCATGATAAAATTCTCCTATGATAAAATAATTTTTTGTTATAATAAATACATATAATAATGATAATAATAAATGAATGTGTTTTTTATGGAGCAACGTTAGTTGCGAAATAGAGTATATTTATTCTCTTTTATTCATTTAATTATTTTCTTTTATTACACCTCAGTATGGTACACTTTTTATGTACCGTAAAATAAGGTGTTCATTTATGTTGAGGTACACTTTTTATGTACCATAAATTTTTTACTTATTTTACATTAATTTTATATACTTATTTTTAAATTCTGTATAGAATGTTATTGCTTCAAATAATGAATCAGATTTTTGAAATAAATATACTGTATCTGTTTTTCTTGTTTAATCTTTTTGTTCTATAAAATTAAAACCTAATGAATATAAATATCTCATTAATCTTTTATTTTTAATTACATACATGATAATTTCCGCCTTTCAATTATTTTAGTTTTAAATAACTCTTCACCACGTAGGGGACAGGAAGTCCCCGTAGTGATTAAGCTATACTATTAATAACTACACCTAAACTTTTATCATTTATTTTGGTTACATCAACTCTAACTTTATATCCTTCCCAAGCTGATATATGAGTAAATTCATCAATTTGTCCTTTATCCCAAAATATAGAACCTATGACAACCCCACTCCCCTCATCTACAAGTCCTATAACTTTAGTTTTATCTTCTTCGATGATCTTTAATAAGTACTCTTTAGTTTTTATCTCTTTGGCTACTTTTTCTCCTGTCATATCAGTAAATTTTCCTATTCTAGTTTTAAAATCAATAATTTTACCTTTTTTAGAAGTTTCTTTTTCCGATATTTTTGATAAATGTTCTGATGTTATATATGTATTGACTGTTGCTATTTTTGAATATCTATCTTCTAAATATTCAATATGTCCTTTTTTATCTCTTATAAAACTATATGTATATCCAGTATTAGTCTTCCGAAGATTTTTAACTAATCCCTCGAAACCATACAACCATAATGGATTTTTACTTCTATTAGGTTTTTTAATATAAATTAAATAGGTTATAATACTTGCTAATACTGTATCTTTAATATTTAATCCATTTAAACTTTTTCTAACTTCCTCTTGTTTGATTTTTAATCCTAACTTTTTATTTTCTGTGATAGCTTTTAAATGTGTTGACTTCTTCTCTATAGTGTCATCTTTCAAAATTTCCTCTTTAGTTTTCTTTGCCCATAAATTAATTTTCTGTTCTTCCTTGTAGTATTCTTTTAAAATATTTTCAACCTTTTCTGTTAAACCTTTTATGTTTTCTGTAGCCTTCATTTCTTCATAATCAATTATAAATTCAAGAGCAATATTTCTATTTACCTCAGCGTCTCCAAAATCCCATTTGATTGAGTTATAGAAGTGTTCCATATCCCAACAAAGCTGATTCAAAGCACATGGCATTTTAACTTGTTTCTTTTCATGTAATTCATAACCTTTATGCTTAGCTATATATTTCATGTAATAGGGTTTAACTCTTACTTTTAAATCTTTAGGAATTGTCGGCACATAAGAATTTTTGGGAGCATCTATTGCCTCCATCTGATAATGTGTTAATTTAACCAAGTTATTTGATTGTTCCATCATCTTTTCTTTAATTTCTTCTCTGGTAGCTTCAGCATTATTTGCATTACCAAACGCAGAATTTGTAGCACCATAGTTGCTAAGTTTCCCGATTAAGTTCCCAAAACTATTGGTAATAGTAAGTACTCTATTTTTAGTTGTAAATAATCCTTCTGTAGGTTTTCTTTTACCATCATCAACATTAATTATTGGTAAACCTTCTACTACACTATCTCTAATTATTTGTTCATCAATCACGAAGTTCATATCTAAATCAAAATCTTCACCTGAACATATATTAACTAAACAATCTTTCCCGTTGAAAATAATACAATTTTTCATATGTCCTAGCCATTCATTGTATAATTCATTTTTTCTTACAGTTACATTTTTAATTTCTAAAAAGCAGTTAAGTGGATGTCTACATATTGTTCTAATATCTTCATTCTTAGCATCATCTAAAGCTACTTCGTATTTTTCAAGACAACCTGCTTCATTTGTCATTACAGCTACTTTCTTGTCTTCATTTTCTATTTCTTGAGTATATATGTTACTTATGTATTGCATAAACATAATCGGATCTTGAATGGCTGTTCTGAAATTTCCTTTTATATAAATCTTTCCATACCCAATTTGTTCAATTTTCTTTTGCAACATTCTTCTAAGGCTTTCCTTAACGTATTCATCTTCCAACATTTTAGGCTGAGTTGCTAATACTGTGCTTAATTTAGATGTTAAAGATTCTTCTAGTATATCTTCACTTTCCTCATCCAATACATCTTCATTGCTTACATTTCCTAGCCATATCATTGTTTTTTCCCAATCATTTTTATAAATATCCATATAATACTGCTTTGTTTGTTCTGCTAAAGTTAATATATCTTTTTTAGTTAAAGCTAGGTTTCCTAGTAATTGATAATTAGCTCTAGTATATGTATTTAATTCTTCTTCATATTTCACTATCCATAAACCATCTAGTTGTTCCCAAATTTCAGATATCTTCTCATGTTCTTCAAAATACTTTACTGCATTTAAATATTCTTCCATATTATCAAACTTATTGTGCCATTTAGCCATAGAACCGTTAATAATTAAATCTACACCTTCTACTGGTTGCATGTCTCCCCAAATATTTTTTATGTGAGTTATATTATTATCTTTAAACCATTTATGTATGTTAAATTTACTTACAACACCTTTTATAGCCATTCCATCATACATCCTAATTCCAAACCAACAAGGCGTATACTGTAACCCTAGTTTTTTTGCTATAATAGAAGCATATTCAAATGAAATGACACCACAACCATCAAATAAATCATTCTCAATAGTTTGTTCGCCTTTATGTACTTCTTTTTCATAATTAATTTTCTTTAGTTCGCCATTTACTAATACTCTACTTACTTCTTTTTCTTTAGTATAATAACATTCCACTGTAATAATATTTTTAGGATTATCTACAACTATAATTTTAGGTGTTGAATTTATTCTCTTTGCTCCTGTCCAACCTAAACTATAACGTGCATCTTCTTTAGATAACTTAACATTGTTTTCTAATGAATCAGCATATTTTTTTAAAGATATTAACGTTTCAGTTTTTAATTTTGTATTGCCTTCTTCTTTAGTAAACATGATGCATTGTTGTTTAATCCAGCTCGGGCTGCTGTTGAGGAAAATATAATGTTCACCATTTAGGTAAATACCATGCTTACATTTTCTTCTAGCTTCTTCTTTGCTTTCAAACTCTACTAATAGTAATTCATTTAATATCATATCTTTTTCATATTCTTTGTGATTTAATATTCTTGTTGCTTCTACATTGAAGCTTTCATTTATTCTTATTAAATTACTCTCATATTCACCATTTCTCCAATCTTCTATATTAATTTGATACTGTGTAATCTTTTTACCTTCTTCATTCTCAATTTTTATGCTCTTAACTTTATCATTTTTAACTTTTAAAATCTTATAACTTTTTAACATACTATCAACCTCCATTGATATAAATTTTTATTTATGATATAATTTCATCGTAATAAATTTTAGTGAACACTTACATTCAAAACGTAGTGAAACGGAGTTTCACGAAGTGTTCATTACTTTAATTTTAGATTTGTTTAGAGTAGGTTATTTGACTTACTCTTTTTAATTTACACACGTTCATAAAAGATGGGGCGTTAGACCCTATATACTAGTCTAATTTCTAGTTAAAATCGTTATTTTAAGCAATTCAAAATCCCAAACTGGTAACTAACCTCTATAATATTTCTTTTTCTTTTAATATTTTAATTACTTCTTCATACTTCTTTTTCGCTGTCAATTTTATATTGTTTAATTTGTAATAATTTTTATATATAATATCGAATACTGCATAAAACAATAATATTTGTCTAGTTTAACTACGCTAAACTTTTTTACAAAAATAAGAGCAATTTAAAGATATTTAAATATAATTTCTTATAATCGTCTTAAATAGTATTAAATCAACAATGAAATTACACTCTAATTAGTTTATAATATTGTACATAAGGTAATAAAAGTACAATCCACTAATTTAGGTGATATGTATAAAGTTATTAAAAGTGGATATAATTAAGATAAGTATTAAACTATCTTATAAAAAAATTAGTTGAGAAACAGGAAGTAACCCTAATTACTCCCTGTATTTGGCATTTAATTTTAAAGTTTAGAATCCAATTTTAATAATAACATACTTTTCTATATATTTACAAATTGGATATTGGTTTGTATTTGTCCAAATTTTGTTATAAAACTTAATATGGTATAAATAACTGGTTATAGCATTATGTGTATAGCCTTTTTTGTGTTATGCTGATATTCTTAAATTACTAATCAAAATTATTTGGTAATCCTCTTCTTCACCACATACTTCTATGACTCCATCAGCAACTTGATATGATCCTTCTGGAATTTCTCCGCCTTCTACTATATATTCCTCTACAGTTCTATAAAAAGCTAATGTTTGTACCCAAATTGCCAATTCTTTTTCTTGGCTTAGCTGCTGAATTTGTCTCTCTGTAGCTACCCTCCAAATTTCTTCTTGTGTTAATGCGAAATTAAATAATTTTTCTGCTTTCATCATTTTTTATTCCTCCTAATATATTGATTTATTAGAAGAATAAATGTTATAATCTAATTGCGAGTTAGAGTGCTAACATTCATCCTTTTTAGGTGTGTTAGTGCTTTTTTATTTATTTAAACTAAAATAATCATTCAATCCTTGAATCCTTGTCATAGCTTCTTCTTTTGTTAAAAACAATTATATTCAATAGTTCCTCTATGTTCACATTGTCCAACCTTATAAATAATATCTTCGTTGTCAATAATTTTTATAATTATTGAATTTACTTTTTCATTATTAAGCATATATGCTTTTTTTAATTTGAAATGGATATTCTTGATTTTCTTCTTCACATACATCAATTAAATATACTTTTTGTCCTACTTTCGCTTTTACACCTCCATTAATTTATTAAGGTTGCTACCCTCTCTTACATCGTTGCAAAATTGCATTGATGTTTAACAAGCTATAAATTACAATATATAGAACTATTTTCTATACTTTTATTATAATACCTCAAGCACTATTGGTCAAGCACTATACTTAAAAAAGATGTATTTTTTATTTTATTTCGCTTGACCAATAGTGTTTAAAGGTATATAATTATAATGTAGTTAAAAATACTGTTTATAGGAGTAATTATTATGATAAATATTAAAATAAATGAACAATTAGAAAAGCAAGGGAAAACAATTTATTGGTTAAGTAAAGAATGTAAATGTAATTATGCTAATTTAAAAAAACTTGCTGCAAATGATACTGATTCCATAAAATTTTCTCTACTTGAGACAATATGTGAAGTCCTAAAATGTAATCTTCCTGATATAATGGAATTAATTAAAAATGATAATAAGAAAGAAAAGGCAGAGGATTATAACTAATATGATCCTATGCCTTTTTATTTAAAATTTATTCTTCATTTTCATTATAATTAGAGTATAGGCTCTTATTATTTTTTTGTAACACTCTAGTATGAATTCTTGCTTCTTTAAAACTCATTTCTGTTAAATAATCTAATATTCTACATATTTTATCTAAATTAACCGAAGCTTCAATATAATCTTTATAATCTGTTCCTTGTTTTAAATTTCCTATAATATTACTACACCCTTTCAAACATATATTTATATCTTTAATAGTATCCGTAAAAACAGTTTCTTCAACCAATCTTATCATCACTTATACATTACCTCATCTTTTTCATTATTTCAAACTATCAACCTAACATATCAAATAAGTCCTTTTTCAATACTTTCTTTACTATTTTATTTTTTGTTTTTTTAGATAGTAAATCAGTAATGTCTATTATTGTAACAAAAATATCTATTTCGTTTTCTAATACTTTTAAGACATTATAATTATACTCGCATATCAATACTTCATTTTCCTTAGTGATATATATTTGTGTATAAGGTATTCCTATAGTATTTAATATTTCTGTATTTTCCGTTTCCATTAAGACATTGCTCTGAACACTTTCTTCTATAAATCTTATCTTCATTTTATTTGTCCCCCTATGTTTTTATGATACCATTATACCATTTTATGGAAATAAATTCTATAGGATACTGTTTTTCCATCATACTTAATAAACTTATTTAATATAATTTTATATAGCTAAAGTACTTTCATGAGGTGATATATTATTAAATTTGTTATAGACTTTATTATTGTTATTCTGGTTATTATTATATATTTATTGGTTCGTTATGTAACCAATGATGATAATGATATTACTCCTAGAAATCTTTTTAATAGTGAACTATCTATTATAAGAAATTCAATAATTAATATGAACTGGCGCGAATTTGAAATTTTTTCTGCTAGATTATTTGCTTTAACTGGAGAATATTCATATAAAGTTACTCCTAAGACTAATGATGAAGGAAAAGATGTTATTTTGAAGAAAAAGGATGAAGTAGTTTACTTAGAATGTAAGCATCATAATACCAGTAAAATTGGAAGAGAGGTTGCACAGAAACTTTGTGGAGCTATGATAGCAGATAATATTTCATTAGGTATAATAGTTACTTTAAATGGAGCTAATAATAGATGTTTAGAATATCTTTCTAAATTGGAAAAAAGCAAAATTGCTTCAATTTCTATAAAAGTAGTTAATTTAGATGATTTGATTTTAAAATGTTTAAATTTAGATGCTTATACTGTATATAAAATAGCTGGTATTCCTGATAAATATGTTAATGTAAGTTAATTATACTTATATTTGAGTCACTTGCATCTGTACTAATCCTAATTGTTTTGCTAATTGCTCTTGAGTTTTAACTACCGAATTATTCGGATTGGTAGTATCGCCTCCTCTACCTTGTCTAATTCCATATATTCTCTCTAACTCTAAAATACATTTTGCCATTTTCAGAGGGTTTACATAAATGGTGTCGAACTCTCGATACTATAATATTAAATATAATTAATTCTTACCTTGTGTTTCTTCCTCTATAAACTATACCTCTACACACATTGATACTAGCAACTTAGCTTAGATTAAGGCATTTGCATAATTGGCGTAACTTATATATCAAAAAAGTCTTATTAAAAATATTACTAATGTCGTATTAATAAAATCACAAACATTTGTTCTGTGGATAATGTTGATAAGTATATAAAATAAAGCTATTTATATTAAATAATCCTTGTAGTAGCGACGAATTTATCGCCAAGATTACTTAATATAAATAGCTTTTAACAAGTTATAATTAATTTTATACATGGCAAATAAACCTATTAAATATGTTCTTAAAAAAGTCTAGACTTAATAAAACCTATACTTGTAATTTTTTTCAAATAGGTTATAATAAATATGTAAAATCATTAAGTTTTATAAACTTCTTTATGAACTTATCAATGCTCCAACATTGGTAGGTTCTTTTACTTTTTTGTTATTTATTCTAGTAATTTTTCTGAATCATAAGAAGTATAACCAAGAAGCTGCTTTTCTAATTCTTGAAAATTATAATTTCTTTGTTTGAATGAATTGAAGGTACTTTGTTTTTTAGATGCAGGATAAACATTACCTTTTTTAGCATTTATATTTTCTCTAACTTTCTTTACAGTATCAACTATCTTTTCTCCTGCTTTTCTCATTTGTTTTGCAACTATAACTGTTATATTGCTTATAGAACCACGCCTACGACATTGTATATATCTAAGTTTCTTTAGTGTTTTAATTGCCCTCTGCACCGTTCTAAGACTCTTATTAATAGCTTTGGCAACTGTTAGCTGTCCTACTGTAGTTTCACATTTATCAGCGTAACATGCAGTACATAGAATTGCATAAACTGTTTTCTCTGTGGAGGTTAAACGAGTATCATATAAATAAGCATTATTCATATAAGTTTGACCTTTGCTATTTGCTTCAATAAACTTATTGCTACTCATTATCTTCTACCTCCTCTTTGAATTTTTAAAGCTTCTTTAGGTTTATTTAAATCTTCTAGTATACTTACCTTATTAGCTAATTTTTTAACCTCTTTAACATTTGAAACATAATATTCGTTTAGTGTTCTTAATTGTCTGTGTCCAGTAATACGTGCTAATCTTATAATATCCACATTATTGTTAATACTATGTGTTATAAAGGTTCTCCTAAACCTGTGTAATCCAGTTTTTTCCAAACCTTTTCTTTTTGCATATCTATAGTATCCCATTTGTAATACACTTCTCTTTAATTCTTCTCCAAAAACATTACAAAATAAAGGATCTTCCGGGTTTACCGATTGTCTTTTTTGTATCCACTCAGCTAAAAGTGGATTTAATGATTTACTAATTGGAACTATTCTGGGATTGTTTGTTTTGGTATGTCTTGTATAAATTACATTTTCTTTTAAATCTATGTCTTTAATTCTTAAACTAATCAATTCAGAAGCTCTTAAACCAGTAGAACAAAATGTAGATATTATTACTCGCATTTGCATCTGCATAAAAGTCTCTTTTGGCTCTGAAGTTAACAGTTTTATTATTTCCTCTTTGCTATAAATTTCTTTTTTATGTTCCTCAACCTTTAATTTTTCAATTTTAAAACCCTTATTATAATTTCTAGATGTAGCAAAATTATTGATAAATACATTTAAATGTCTTAAGTTAGTATTTATCGAGGTATTTCTATTGGTAGTAGATAAAATTTTTATAAGTTTATTAATATCTTTACTACTAACTTTACTTACTTCCTTATCCCCTATAAATTTAATAAATCTATTGATTATTTCTTTGTAAATATCAATCGTATATTTACTTTTACTTTCTAATTCCATCTTTTTTATAAATTCATCGAGTGCTGTAGAAATTTTAATTTCGCTATTAATCGTTTTAGTTGATAACCACTTTTTTGCCATATAAAAATGACACCTCCAATATCTAAATTACAATATTGAAAGTGTCATATTCATGTTTACATTCATGGAAAATCAGGTTTACACACTTTTAAAGAATATCCTCAACCCTAGTAATATCAACGCTTTAATTATTATAGTAAAGACTTTCTGATGGATACTCTGGGTCACAGGTTACATCTATTCCAAGCTTTCTAAAAGTCTGTTCATCATTTGCACTTAAAATTGTAGTTGAATGTGCTTGA